CATAGAACCAACAAATGCAGACTAAGGGTAATATATGTCGATAACCAACAACACCAAAATCCAAATAGTTCTTGATTCTAGAGATGGTAGAATCGTGGACATATTAAAAGAAAATGATAATTCATCACGCTATCGTTCTAAGAAAGCATATGAAATTCTCACTATGGATAGAGAGTTATTCGACAAACTTAACTCAAACAACGCGGAAATTCAAGGGTTCGATCCCAGACCAACTGTTAGAATTCCAGCACAACGATCTGCTTCACGGGGATCATCTGGTGATGATGGTTGGTATTACAATGCAATCTCTGGGTGTGGTGAATTTTCTCATGATGAACGAGTAGAACTTGATAAGGTTCGGCCGCATACTAGGTGTCGTCATTTAACCTTCGGTAGTTCAGTTTACTGTCCTGAATATAAGACACCATTAATGATCGATGGTTCGTACCGAGGGGGTAAATGGAATGGTGTCACTCTTAGTTGTGCAGAGGAAAGCATTTATTTCAATGGCAACGGTGGACAGGTAGTTCTTCCATCCCGTGGAGGTCATGCCGGATCTACTTCAGATAACTGGTTACTGAGTGGTTGGTTTTACTTTGTGAATAGGACATCAATTAACGACGGCATACTGATAGGGAAACTAGATACTTCCGCATCTGGTTATACCGGACCAGAAAGTGGCGCATCAGGTCCGACCGGAGGATTTTCTGGTGGTAGCGGTGACTGCTTCATGTTAAATCAAGAGGGTAGTTCTGTTAAATTTCACTGGAGTGATGCTGCCGATACCTCCGTTACAGGACTCGTCAATAACGTAACCATAACTACTGTTACTAATGCTACCACAGGCCCGACGAGCGGTGCTAATATTCCACACCGACGATGGCACCACATTGCAGTTGCATATAGAAACTCTGCTGCTGGTAGTACAGTGACAGCATATGTTAATGGAATCAGAACTGTAAACCAATCCACGAACGGTGGTGGTATCAAGTTAAACCCACATCCGTTTGTGTTTGGTGGTAGGTTTGATCCAAGCGGACCAAACGATCATAACAATAACTGGTTCGGATACATGGATGAAATTGTTATTGGTTGTACTGCTGGGACATCATTATGTGCAGGAGCAAGTGCTGCTATTCTCAACACAGAAAACCAAAAAGGTAATATCGCTGGTTCAACAACTGGTCTTGGTGACGAAACCTGGCGGCCAGGATATGCATATTATATCCCCGCAAGAGGAACTAGTGGATGTCAACTTTTTGATGTTCAATCTGGTAATGTTCCACACATAAGCAATAGAGAGTTCTATGAAGGTATCGTTACAATCTGGAACACTACCAAGAAAAGATTGTTCTTGAGAAACACAACCGGAACTGGTGGTTACGACTATCCAACCATCGGTGGTGGATTCATCACGGGAATGTCCTGTGCTGCTCACTATGCAGTACAATCAACTGGTGGTGCTAGTGGTTCTGGAGGAAGCGGTGGTTTGGATGTAGTATCAGTCATTGATTATCAGAGTATTATAAGAAACACATTAGAGTCAGACACTGAAGATTTAACATACGCAAGACTTTATGGACAGACACACAACCCAGGTCCTACAGGATCTTCTGATAACGCATTCTGTACATTATTCTTTGGGGATGGTTCTTCTGCTGGATTTAGTGGAACTACTGGATACTTTGGTCCTGCTGGTGAAACACACACAGGAACAACGGGTGGAGGTTCATTCTCGTTTGTTGCGAGACCAGAAGCAATGGGTCCTCTAGGGGAACTGGTTACTTCTATTAATGCAGGAACTTCGAGTGGATCTTGTGGATCATATGCCGTTGAAAATGCAGAGGGCCATGCTGTGAAGTTTAGCGGCACCGAAGTCATTCGACTGTGGGGTGATTTAACCGAATTCCGACGACAGAATGTTGAAAATGAAAAATCAGAAAAGGATAAGGTAGTCACTATTACAGCACTTGTTGATGGTAAAACTATTCTTGATGCTAGAGTAACCTCCTTGGCAAACGGAACGGCCGTTACACTTTCTAAAGGCACCTATGTAACGATTCAATCAGTATCACAAGGTTCTGGATATGGATTTGGTACTGGATAATACTCAATGAACAGATTTATTCATAATGTAGGCGAAGATAGAGTCATCATAAATAATGAAGAAATAGATTTTCAACTTTTTAAAAAATTAGAACCGGACTATGATCCACCACAAGATCAAAGAACCAAAGTCTATATTCAAAATCAAGAACATTACAAGAGTAATGGTTCCACGATAATCCCCCTTCCTATACCTTGGGAAGATGGGGATCGTTTCATTTCGAGATTGAACGAATTTAAAAATTACAAAAAGATCTATGAAGACGAGGCCCAGATCGAGTCGGAAAGGATCAGAAAGGTAAGGAAATTCTTTGGTAAACAAAAATAGATTTTCTAGAAAGTTTAGAAAACCAAGAGGCGGAGAAGGAACTGCCATTAGAAAATGCACAAGAAATCATACATATAAAAAGAAGAGGAGCATTTTAGATGGCACAACCAGCAACGAGACAACAACTGAAGGACTATGCTCTGAGGAGACTCGGGGATCCTGTGATCGAGATCAATGTTGATGATTCACAAGTAGAAGATAGACTTGATGATGCACTTCAATTTTTTGGAGAATACCATTTTGATGGTGTACAGAAGCAATTCTATAAGCATCAATTGACATCAGACGATATTACAAACGAATATATCGATATGAATAATGTCGATTCATCGGTGATCACCGTAACTAGAATTTTCGAACAAGGAAATAATAGTAGCAACATGTTCGATGTTCGGTATCAGATGGCACTGAATGATTTCTATGGCCTCCGGACCGGTATGGGGAACATGGCACAGTATGATATCACAAAGAGACACTTAGCACTCATTCAACAAATGCTAGATCCAGAAAAGGCAGTTCGATTTTCTAGGGTAACAAACAAACTGCTCATCGACACTAACTGGACAGAACAATTTACTGCTGGCGATTTTGTCGTGATAGAAGCATACTCCATATTAGATCCAACCGTATACACAGAAATCTATAATGATAGACTTCTCAAGGAGTATATCACATCATTGATCAAGCGACAGTGGGGTATGAACTTGTCCAAGTTCCAGAACATCACACTTCCCGGTGGACTTTCTTACAATGGTGCTGAGTTATATTCTCAGGGACAGGAAGAAATTACAAAGATCGAAGAAGAAGTTCAACTCAAGTATGAGTTACCACCTAATTTTATGGTAGGATAAAATGGCAAAGAATTCCTATTTTAGACGAAACATCGGAAGTGAGCAAAGACTCATTGAAGACCTTACCGTTGAAGCAATTAAAATGCACGGTGAGGACATGATTTATATACCTCGGACTTTAACAAATGAGGATAAACTCTTTGGTGAAGATACACAATCAAAATTTGATGATGGTTACGCACTGGAAATGTACATTGAAAGTGCAGACGGTTTTGAGGGTGATGGGGATTTCGTTTCTAAATTTGGATTGGAAATTAGAGATAGTGTAAGTCTTGTCTTTGCCAAGAAACGATTTGAACAAGTCGTCACTATAAATGAAGCATCGATTCCAAAACCACGAGAAGGGGATTTGATTTACTTTCCACTCTCGAAGGGATTGTTTGAAATTAAATATGTAGAACACGAAAACCCATTTTATCAATTGGGTAAACTCCACACATACAAAGTATCATGTGAACTGTTCGTCTACAGTCACGAAGAAATCGATACGGGATATTCTGACATCGACGGACTGGAAGATGACAGACAAGAGTTTGAGATCGAACTCACGATGGGAACTCTCAACGCAGGACTAGACTATCGTATCGGAGAGGAAGTTTATCAGGGTTCGGCCGGATCCGAGACGGCACTTGCCAAGGTTACGGACTGGACACTATCTACGAAGTTGCTTTCTATTATTGGTATCTCTGGAACATTCTCGAACTCACAGAATATTGTTGGACGAACAACAGGAACCAGTTATGCACTGGACTCACAGGTAACTACAACAACAGTCATTCCACAAGGTGTTACTGGTGGTAGTGATGGTGACAACGAGTCTATAGAATTCGAATTAGACAAGGATTCTATATTCGACTTCACCGAAAATGATCCATTCTCAGAGGGACAATATTAATGTTTACACATTTCTATAATAGTTCCGTAAGAAAAACCGTAGTGGCATTCGGTTCGTTATTCAATGACATCGTTATTTCAAGAAGCGATTCGTTGGGTGTTGAAGTGGAGAAGATTCGAGTTCCTTTATCATACGGACCAAAGGAAAAGTTTATTACTCGACTAAACAACTTCAATTCTTTGAGTGATTCTGCAAAGGCAGAAATTACATTACCCAGAATTGGATTTGAAATTACTGATGTATCATATGATGCATCAAGAAAAAGAAACACACTATCGAAGAGTAGACAATCTACACAAACAGGTTCTGGATCTACGTTGGATTATGCATATGCAGAAGTCCCATACAACTTTAACTTTGCTGTTTCTGCTTTCACACGAAACATGGATGATGGTCTCCAGATCATGGAGCAAATTCTTCCATACTTCACACCAGAATTTACAGTGTCGATCAACTACACAACCCTCCATGACAAAATTGATGTTCCTATCATTCTGAATAACGTCGCCATTGTAGAGGATTATGAAGGCGACTTTGCTTCAAGGCGAAACATCCAGATAAACTTTGACTTTACTGCTAAGTCATATTGCTTTGGTCCAACAAAGAACTCGTCTGTTATCCGTCAAACCAAGACTGTATTTTTCAACGACGGATTAAACGACTGGATCTACGGACCAGCAGGGGCAACCTCTCAGGGTTCCACAGGTGCGTTCTCCCGCGTTGATGTCGGACTATCTGGTGCAACAGGTACTGTGTCGGGTTATACAGCAGAAACTAATATCTACGTCAGAGGAGCGACTGGTTACACTGCTGGTCCACCGATTGATGCCGATGGTAATACATATTGAATGGAGTAATTAATCATGAGTAAAGATAATTCAGATGAAAAGATATCAGAAGCATTGAATATAAATTTCGATCCTGATGCCGAAACGAAAGACATAGTTCTACAACAACCAATAGAAATCACCACGGATGCACTGAAGGGTGATGAGGATGTTGACTATAGACTGGTTAGGAACAATCTAAAAGAACTTATCAACACTGGTACAGGTGCCATAGACGGCATCCTTGCTGTTGCATCAGAGGGTGAATCCCCCCGAGCATACGAGGTTGCAGCACAGATGATTAAGGTTGTCTCTGAAGCAAATAAAGATCTGGTAGATCTTCATAAGCGGATGGGTGATATCAAGAAAGATAAGATAACCAACAACGTGAAGAACACCACAAACAATTCGATTTATGTTGGTTCAACTAAAGAACTGTTGGACATGATCAACGATAGTCGGAGTACAACAAAGTTTATAGATCATGAGTGAGAAATATCTCGGTAACCATAATCTCAAGGCAGCAGATGTTCCGGTAGAGTTTACCGAAGATCAGGTACAGGAATATTTGAAATGTGCCGCTGATCCCGCATACTTCATCAGGAACTATATCAAGATTGTCTCTCTGGATGAAGGTCTTGTGCCGTTTACGATGTGGGATTTCCAAGAAGATATCATCGAGAAAGTTCACAACAATCGATTTGTGATTGCCAAACTGCCTCGGCAGACAGGTAAATCAACAACAATGATTTCCTATCTGTTACACTATACACTCTTTAACCAGAGTGTTTCTGTTGCGATCCTAGCAAATAAACTTGCGACTGCACGAGAACTGCTGTCCCGTCTCAAACTGGCATATGAATATCTACCAAAGTGGATGCAGCAAGGTATCATTGAATGGAACAAGGGATCTATCGAACTCGAAAATGGTTCGAAGATACTTGCATCGGCAACATCATCCAGTGCAGTTCGTGGTGGTTCTTTCAACATGATCTTCCTAGACGAATTTGCATATGTTCCTGAGAATGTGGCCGGGGAATTTTTCAGTTCAGTATATCCGACGATCTCATCTGGTAAGACTACCAAAGTCCTCATGGTATCAACACCCAAGGGGTTGAACATGTTCTACAAATTCTGGACTGATGCAATGCACGGGAGGAATGAATATGTTCCTATCGAGGTACATTGGTCTGCCGTTCCTGGTCGGGATCAGAAATGGAAAGATCAGACGATTGCGAATACATCCGAATCACAATTTGCATCTGAATTTGAATGTGACTTTATTGGTTCTGTTCATACGTTGATATCTACAGCAAAACTAAAATCGCTGGCATATAAAAATCCAACATACGATGACGGCGGAGGTCTTCTTGTGTATGATGAACCGAAACAAGATCATCTATATGTGATGACGGTTGATACTGCGAGAGGGCAAGGAAATGATTTCAGTGCGTTCAGTGTGTTTGATACGACACATATGCCATATACAGTCGTTGCAACTTACAGAAATAACACGATTGCACCCATGCTC